GAGAATTATCGTAAAGGAGCTAATGGAAAAATATGACCAAGATAAGGTAATAGTGATAGATGATAGTGACGCAGTGCTAGAATATTTGGAAGAAGAAGGGGAGATAGAAGTAATAGATGCAAAAAAGGTAGCGAAAAGAGAGAGAAAGGAGAATATGAATATCAAGTAAGGAGAGAAAAAATTAAGAAGAAGAGGAAGAAGAGGAGAGTTGTGATTTGAGTTCAAGCAGAAGAAATGGGGAAAGGTTACACGGGTTTTTGTCGTACATTATAACGTACTGTAAACAAATTGGTGACACATTATATTTCAACGCTAACTTCTCTATTTCTTTCCTTGTTATTGTAGTTGTACTAGTTGCATTAGATTTATGCCACAAATTATACTTCCACCAATCATTATCGTCACAATTATATTTCTTGTCCAACATTTTCTTGAAATGACAAACGACCCTCTCTAGATCCGCTGGTAATTCTGATTCTTCTGATAATGAGGGGATGTTATAACTCTTTATAATATATTTGTAGGAAGAATCCGCAATACTGATGAGCTTACTGAGTAATAACTGACCTGCTTCTGGAATATCGTAATAGGATCTGTGCAACCACAGTGAGAAGTAATAGTATGGTATTTTCAGATTAACTAGACTGTTAATGAACTTTTCTAGGCTTATCAAGGAGACCAACGGAAACTTTTTAGCTATCGGATCTGCTATTTCCGCTTGCGGTAACTGTCTTTTTATACTATCAAATCTGCTGGGTCTCGCTATAATTATTAGTGGCGTCAATAGATCATTTCCTTCAAAATTAATTATTGTTGTTAGCTGAATTTTGTAAAAGTTGCTGTAAAATTCTAACTCCTTTGGACTTATATACCCTTGACTCAACAGCCATCTAAATTTTTTAATCTCAGGTTCAAATTGTTGTTCACTCATTTCGGACACCTCGAAACTTAGAACACATAGAACTTTTTATTGATTGGAGAATAATGCCAAAGCCTTCCAAATCCTGATAGCTGAGCGATCTCAATAGTAATCTCATATGGCAAACCGCTCACATATATCCCACCATAGCTTAATAGCATCTTTATCTTTTCGAATTCGTTTAGTTCCAAGGTAATTACTTCTATATCATTGTATTTTTTACTTAGTAAGTCTAAAGCATATCTAGGTAAATACAATGGCGATTTCTCATCTGCATTCAGTACTTCCTTGGTTGTTACAAAATACTTTATATTAGACGCATAGCGTAAAACTAAAATTGCCCCTATTATTCCGCCTGTCCCGCTAATTGCAACAGTGCTGGGATGGGAAATTTTAACATCTGTAGCGACTTGGCTGTAAACGAACTCTACTGGAACTTGTGGTGCTTGGTCGGCATTGTTTACTGCATACTCAATGTGTTGTTTTTCAATCTTGGGAGACCTTAAAATGGTCTCCCAGTTTAATGTTTGTGTAGAATTAGGATTTGTTTTGACTTGTGGTTGGGGGTTTGACTTAACTTGTGGGGAGGACATATTTGCTCACTATATATGTGCTAACCCAGATATTTAAATTTTCTGCATAACCAGTTAGGAGGAAAGCGAGGTTGGGCGGTAGGTGAGGAGGAGGAAGGAAGGGATGGCGTAACTTTCCCTACTACTAAACTACTAAAAAATAAGTTTAAATATTCCCTCAAACATATGTTATAGCTGGAGGTAAAAAATGGGGAAAGTTCTGAAGATTGAATTCACGTACGATGGGCATTATATAGTTAAAAACGAAAATATTAGCCAAGGAATTCTTATAATACCGACCATGGACGGCGAATACATATTAGTAAACTTTACGGTAGATGGCACTTTGGCAGAAATATATGGCGATCTACGAAAGCTTATCAGAAAAGTCCGAGAATATTACGGCGACGATATAGCTAAAATCGTGAAAAATGAACTACAAGAAGAAGAGGAAAGCCAAGAATCACTTTATCTTAATTCATGACCGAGCGTATGGACTTAGGACTTAGCCCTCAACCATCCAAACAGCTGTTTTAGAGAAAAAGTAAATAAAAATTAACAAATTTCAACTCCTGGAACGACCTTAATAATGGTTTTGTTGCCTATTTGTTTGGTGTATAAGTGGTAAGGAATATGGCACCAACCCACATATTCATTTTTGTAATCTTCGCCTTCAATAAGTAGCATCAATTCCGCAATTGCCTTTTCTTTCAGTGTTCTCGGTTTCCTCTTTTTCTGAATATTTCTCCATGCAATTTCAAGTTCGTATGAAATATCATCAGGCTCATCATGACTTAAACTGTAGTGTAAATCAAGTTCTTCGTATGTTTCGGCAACAAATGGGCATAAAGAACAATAGTATAACCTTTTTTCTTCTTTGTTTCCATTTTTCTTTTGATTTTTACTTCTCATTTTCCCCCATTATAATATTCATTATCGAAATATATAAATTTTCTACCTAACCAGTTAGAGTGAGAATGACGAGCTGGATATGCCAAAACAACTCTAAAACAGCTGTTTGGGAGAAAAAGTAAATAAAAACGGGTTAGTTTTTAGATCAAGAGAATTAATCTATATAACTCCATGTCAATTTTCTGGGCTAAAAAATAAGCTTCGCCAACCTTTTTCCTGTCTAAATCTAAATTTTTTGTCTTTGCAATATAATCAATAAGTTTTTGTAGCTGGTCGAAGTCCTTTTCTAACATTTTTATGATTTCTTCCTTTACTACTTCTTGGGGCGTCATTATTTAACTATTGTTAGGACTGGTATTTAAATTTTCTGTCTAACTAGTTAGACTGAAAATGGCGAGCTAGATACACCTAAAACAGATGTTGTTTAAGTTTAAAAACGAGTTTCCCCTAAATTAAAGTATGGCTATGGATTTTTATCAAGAAGAAGGTAATAAAAACATCGTCAACGACTCCTTTGAATTCTTCGTCGATCTCGTCAGGACGAGTCCAAAACGCACTAAGACTGAGAAAACATCACTTAAGGTTATTGAATTAGCTAAAAACGGTTTTGTCGTGCCAGCAAAAATTAGAACTCTGACTGCTTCTGGTTTTCCAGAGGTATTTGATAAGCTTACGGAAAAGGCCGACAAGTACGCTAATTCAATATCGGAATTTACTGGAGTTGAGTTGATTGATGATAAATATTACAAGATCAGGGAAGCCTCAATATTCTCCTTTTTAATATTAACAGACTCTATGAAATCCCTAAAAATAGCTGAGAAGCTAGACAACCCAATAAATAAATTGACTTTGCGTGAATACCTTTACCTTTATAACTCTCAACTCCCCCTGCTGAACGCGGAATTAAAAGATGCCCTAAGGTTTGCGAAGGAGGTGTGCGGTGACGCTTGCAATAATTTATCTGTTGAAAATCTCCGCAACGTGCTTGTCCCTCTTTTGCTAATGGGTCTAAGTAGTGAGATCAGCCTGAACGATGAAGGGAAGAAGAGAAAGTATACGACTACGGGGTTAGGATTATACATTCTTAATTTCTTAAAATCTCATAACGCGTACACCTTGGATAAGGCAAGTTATAAAGAATTAATACGCAACCTGAATAATATATTCGATTTGCATAAATATATTGTCAAAAATATATCGGATCTTATAAACGAATCCCCAATATCTATCTATTCGAGATACTACGGGGACAAGAGCTATTCTCCAGGCTTATTAGAACTAGACATGGCAAATTTCATGCTAAGTATCGCGTATCAGTACAACGAAATGTCAGGTAAAATATCGCCGAGGTACTTAGCCGACTTTCCGAGACTGAAACTAAATTATATATTAAATAGGATTATCTTAGCTTAGATTTTCCAAAAAGAGAAAGGGAAAAAATTATTGGCTTTGTGGTTGTTGGCTTTGGTTCTGCTTGGGTTTGAAAATGATTATCTTATTCTGTGGATCTAAATATGGCTCATAATCGAGTAAAAAAACAGCAGATTTACCTGGCACTGAAATGTAGTACATCGGATATATCTTGCCGTTTTTCTTTGTCGTTTTAATCCTCCACTTTAATTTTACCTCAACCATCTGTTTCTCACCTATTATATAATATGAGTTATACCCTTTAAAAAGTAGTCGAGACAGTTAGGTAGAAAGCTTACGCAAAATATCGACGGCGTCTTTTGTTTGAGTGTACTGTATAATTCTGTCTAGTTTCT